TCCTGATGTGCTGATACCCGTACTAGCAGACAGGCTCACAGTCTGATCTGGTGCGCTATTGGTAATCGTGAAGTTTGGGTATGTGCCACTCGTTGATATACCTGTGCTTGCAGTAAGCGAAACAGTCTGATCAGGAGCAGAGTTTGTAATAGTCAGAGTGCCACTTGATGTGATTGGGCTACCTGTAATGCTGATGCCTGTGCCAGCCGTAGCCGCCACACTTGTCACAGTTCCAACCGATACAGCACCAGTTTGTCCGTTAACAGAAGTAACTAGGTTGCTTTGGTCAATCTTTTGCCAAGTAGCCCCATTAAACAGTAACCAATCACCTATTTGCCAATCGGTAATGCCATCTAAGTTAGTGCTTCCTGCCGTTGCAACGATGTAGTAGTAACCATTTGTGCCTGTGCTACTCGCCAATGTAGGTGTATTGGTAGTTGCGTTCCAAGTGCCTTGGTAACTGAGTCCACCAGCGACAGAAGCCCAAGAAGTTGATGTTCCATTGGTTGTTAGGAACTTACCTGAATTTCCTGTTTGACTAGGAATCAGGTTTGTTATCTGTGTTTGTAGGGAGGCTAGAGTATCAAGGACAGACTGAGAAGTGCCGCCACCATTAGTAATGACTTTGATGCGTTCCGCAAGATCAGGAGCAACAACTTCACCAACATTGAGTTCAACACCACTAGACAAGCCAATGACAAGGCTACCATCAAAATCGATACGAGCAAAGGAGACACCAATACCATCATTACCATCGATTCCATCACGCCCATCGCGTCCATTCTCGCCTTTAACTCCTTGAACGCCTTGTTTTCCATCACGTCCATCTTTTCCATTCTTGCCATCCCTTCCATCTTTTCCGTCTTTTCCGTCTTTAATGGAGGCAACTCGCTTCTCTAGTGTGTTTCCCACTAAGTCATAACGAGATTGAATGTCTGCTTCAATTTTCTTTAGGGCATCAATAACTAGGTTGACGTTCTCACCAATGCGTTGCTTTTGAACCTCTTTTGACTTGGCAATAGATAACTGAATAGCGTCAAGTGCCGCCTTCTTCTCAGCATCCGTCATGTCTTCTAGGTTTGGAATGATGTCACTCATCTTCTTAGGCTCCCAGATAACTCTTCAAGAAAGTCATTCTCGACTTTTGCAAGGTTTTCTTGTTTATTCGCCATCTGTAACTCAACAATTTTGCTCTTATTCTTGATGTCTGCTTCTTTGAGCATCAATTCAGCAATCTTAACCCTTTTATCAAACTCTCTTTGGTTAGCATCCGCCTCACTTGGCAAATTCTTGGTCAAAGATGCACTCATTTTGGCTTGCACCTCTTGCGGCATCAACTGAGCCTCGACAGACAACTTGGTAGCCTCTGCACGATTCTGTTCTGCCTGAGTAGTCTGAACTGCAATCTGTGCTTGAGCCGCTTGCAGAGCCAATTGTTGTTGCACTTGTTGCAGTTGTTGTGCTTCTGGGTCAGGTTGACTCATCTTCTCCAACATAGCAATCAGTTCCATCCTGTTAGACAGACTTGAATTAGCCAAAATGCCCTTCAAGATCACAGGCAACACAGGGGTGTTCGGGCCAAGCGTCTGCAAAAGCCCAATAAACTGCTGTTGTTCGTACTCTCTAGCAATAATTCCAAGGGTTGCAGTTGGAATGAAGTTCATATCAACTGAGGGATACCGCTCTGGGTCGAACTGCATATAGCGGAAAGCCGCTTTTTGGATGAACGGGATCAGGAAATCCTCTTGGAAGTTCACCAAAGTGCGTTTGTACTTCTTGATGATAGAAGCGACAGCCATAGACATACCGCCTTGACCACCATCTCTAGCCACGTTGCTAATCATGCCTTGGGAATCCAATGTTCCAGTTGCTTGCAACAACATACGCTCAAAGTCTTTGGCAGTAGCCAAGTTGTTGGGGTCGCTTTGACCGAACTTAAAGGGGTAGAGAATCTCAGAAGGTGCGCCATTGGTGAGGATTGCCTTGCCAGGCTTTACCTCAAACTTCATCCCCCGTGGCAAACGGGTCGCATCCATAGCAATCATGGGGCTAGTTGTAAGTGCCAAGGAATCTAAGTGTGAGCGGGTCTGAGCATCAATAGCCTTTTGCATATTGAACGCTTTTTCTACTGTGCCTCTGCCAAGTAAGCGATTAGGTACTGTGTCATCCTGATAACTTAAAACAGGGCGATCCTTCATCATGTAAGGATTTTCTTCTGCTTTGAGAAGTTGCCCATCATTGGCAATCACGACAATGGCTTCCACCATGTCTGAATAGTCTTCAGCCACAGAGTTCTCAGGGAATAACTCAACAATGTCTTTGTTTTCCTTGAGATTGTTCAAGTACTCTCTTGGGACTAAACCATAGTAGGTCAGGAGAAGAACCTTCTCGTCCTGATACTGGCTTACCTCTTGGGTAGGCTCTAGGTCTGTATCCTCGCCAGTAGTACCAATATCAACCTTGCGATAGATACCCTTCTCTATGCCTTGGACAATCTTGTGAATCGAGATGTACTTCTCGATAGCCACGCCCATACAGTCATCAATGGAAGTACCATTTGGGTCAAACAAGAAGTTCTTGGGATTGATAGGCATGATCTTCACGCCAATCCTGTCTTTTTCCATGACACCAATAGCCGCTTGCCCTTGCATATTAGGAATGGCTTGGGTGGCAGGGACGTATTCTTTCTCAGTCTTGACAACAATCTCGCCTATGCCTGTGCCATAGATTTCAGCCATCAACTCGATTTGATCAATCGACTTCCTGATTTTGTCTTTCTTAAAGTCTTCCATCAGTTGAGCCTTGATTAACTCAACATCTATGGGGTTGCCGTTGTAGTCTCTGATGTCATCTTCAATGTCAAAGAACTCGCCTTGACCAAAGATTGCTTCCATGATCTCAGCATGACGAGTCTCAACTGCTTGTTGGGTGGCGGGGGTGACAATGCGTGAACGCTCAGATTCACGGGTCTTGTCTTCAGAAGCCCATTGACCACGGAAGATGCGCTCGTACTCTAGGTATTGGGGAAGAAAATTGGTATCTCTGTATTCACGCCAACGATTGCAATGGTCTGTCACAAAAGCCGTCAACTCTTTATCAGCCTCAGTTGGCTCATAGAATTCGTTTTGCTCTAGTTTGTCTGTTGCCATTACGCCTCCGATTATTTACTTTAGAGTTTTTTCCACTCTTCAAATGACAACCTTACAGCATTAGGATCGCCAGCCTCTTTTTCTTTTTCGTATTGTCTACGAGTATTAACTTCAGGTGGGTTGACAAAACCTCTGCCAGCACCTTCATATGGCTCGTCTGATGAACGCAATACAGATGATCCACCACCTTCAACAGGCTTTGTCCGATATGAATAAAGTCGTTCTAAATTTCCTTTACCATCATCACGAAAACCAATAGATTCAGTAGACCTATATTTTGGTTGTGTTGCCATTATCTTCTCCATAAAATTAAACCCCACTAATTATGTCCACAGGCTCCCACTCATCTTCTTGGTCATCTACAAAGTAAGAGGTGACAGCCATCTGATCTATATATGACAAAGCATCTGGCAAATCATCATGCACTCCAATGGCGGGAAATAAAAGAAGTTGATCTTTAAATTCATCCCAATCCTCCTCAGAGTTCAGCACAATACGCCCATGCTCAAACCGCCCTTGGAGGCTCCAGATAATTCTGTCAGCCTTTTTCCTGTTGCCGTGAGTTAAGTCAACTATGTGCGAATATACATTATTTTTACGCATTAAGTCAGATAAATATGGCAAAACTGCGTTTTTTAGCGCACCCTTCTCAATTCCTACACTCAAAGGCTTGTACTCACGCATCTTCAACAGGATGGTTGCCGCAGTCTCTCGGATGTCCCAACGCCCGTAGACAATCTCTTTGACAAACCATTTGCCATCATCAGTTACCTTGACCACAGCAATAGCAGTCTGATCTAGCCTTTTCTTGGAATTAGCCGCTTGTTTAGCAACTTCCTCGAATCCTGCCAAATCACAGGCTATGTAGTAACTGCCATACTCAGGCTCTTCCCCGTACTTTATCCACTCTTCCTTAAAGATGTTGCTACCAGCATTGGTGAAACTAGCCATGTATTCTTGCTTAAAAGCAAAGGTAGACAGGGTTTTCTTGGCTGATTCAATCTCAGTTGGGTCAATCAAAGGGTTGTCTTTGGTAGTGAAATGCCAAGATTTCCAGTCTTTATCCTCTGCGCTTTCGCCCAATCTAAACAGATCGTAGAACCAGTTTCTTCCTTTGGGAGTTCCGATGAACATGGCTCTTCCTTTTTTATCGGAGAGAGAGGCTCGGATAACTTGCTCCCACGCTTCGGGCTTAATGTCCGCAACTTCGTCAAGGACTGCGTAGGTAAGGGAGACTCCACGGAGGGTATCGGGTCTATCAGCACCTCGGACGTAGATGGTTGCTCCGTTGATGGTGGTAATGTCTTGGTTGTTGATGTGGGCATTTTGGATAACTTCCCTTCCTAAATCCATCAGGACTTGCCAAATAATCTGTCGAGCCTGACCATTGGTAGGCGCAACATAAAGCACAGCAGAACCCGCAGGGCATTTCAAGGCTTCAATAAGTAGGGTAACTGCCGCCATACGGGACTTGCCACACCTACGACCAGCCGCAATTACCTTGAACCTAGTCTTATCCTTGAAGACTTCTTCTTGCCAAGGCAGTAGGCTAAAGTTTAGATCACTCATTTGATAGTCAAGAATGGGTCTTGATAGTAAAGACTTTCCATTTGCTGATAGGGTTGATTAAGACGTTGTTGCTCAAAGTAGCGAGTCATGTCTTTATCCATAATTTGATGCAACCAAGCATCTCTGGCATTTAGTTGTTCAGGGGTTTCGTATACAGGCCATTTGCCATTTTGGATGTCTTTTTTCCAAATGTTGTACAACTGGTTTTCATCGGTAACTATGCGTCCACCAACATAGCCAGGCACAGAGACAAATTTACCTTTGTTTTTGCCTTCAGGAATCTCAATTCCCGTGGCATAGATGGTCATTGGATTGCCTTCTTGGTTTATGAAGGGGTTGCCAAGGTTTTGCCGATGGTAGGCAACTTTGTTAATTTCCTGTGGCGTAAGCCCCATTCCCTCTAAATCTGCGAACATATCAGCCATTTTTATCCTCCACATCTTCTGCGTCAATTGTAGGTGCGTGGCTGATTTCTCCAATACCTGTGATATTGATCGTCACAGCAGACCTTTGCTTACCCTCTTTCTCAAACATGGAGACAGGCAACATTCTGTCCATGCACAACTTAATGGCGGCTAGTTGGGCAGGGTGTTCGTCATTAAGGGCAATCTCTACTGCTTTGTGGACAACTCTAGAACCTGCGCTGTTTATCAGGAGGTTCTTTAGTTCTTTAAGTTGAGCAGTCTCAGTCTTGGGAAGGGTGATGAGTTCAGGCTTATCAGCATAACTGGTAAGGGAGAACTGTTTGTTGGTTGACCCTTTTGGTCTACCACGCTGTTTAGTTTCGGTCATTACTTTTGCCCACAATAGCGGAAGTTTGCTAACACGGCTGGAGACTACTCTCTCTACTTAAAGCGGTCGTTGTGGCCTACAACATCGCAATCTCCATGCGTCTTGGCAACCATATTATGCTTTAGATTTATTTGTTGAACAATAGGGTAATCCCTGATATAGTAAAGACAACGGGGGCATGACCCACCCCTCTATGCGGTTGAGCCGACCAAGTAGGATAAACGTAGTGAACTGGGCGAGTTTCTAGT